ACGATGTGTTCTAGATATGATTCGTATTGAGAGTTGTTATGAAGCTATCCCACAGGAAATTTTAGATAAGTTTATTCCGTATTTTAAGAAATTACGTTTCAAAGATGAAATTTATGAAAGAGCAGATCAAGTAACAAAAGACTTAGATTTATCTAAATGCGTGGGTGTGTTAGTTCGGGATATGCAAGATTACGTCGATTATCACAGAGCTTTACCGTTAGAGACATACTTTAAAAAACTTGAATCTGTTGACGCTGATACTAAGTTAATTGTTTGTTGTCAAACAGAAGCAACCCTTAACACCTTTAAAGAGAAGTATGGTGATAGAGTAGTTGCTCAAAATGAGAGATATGACGCAAAAGATGTAGACAGGATGAAAGAAGTAGCAACAAATATGGTTCTTCTTTCTCGGTGTACATATTTAGTTGGTCACCAAGGGTCTTGTTTTCTAGAGGCAGCTTGGTTTTATGGGGACTGTAAAGCTGAAGTTGTGAGGACTAAATGAAAGAAATTTTAATTTATATTAAATTTGGAGATCGGAAAGTTACAATCGCAACCAATGTACCTAAAAAATATAGAGATAATAAAGAATTACATAAGTATTTAAAACACGTTTTACGAATGTTTTATAAATCTGAAAGAGTTGCTTATAAAGCCTACGGCTATGAAATAGTAGCAACAAGTAAAGGAGATTGATATGACTGTAGCAAGTTATCAAGTAGTAACGGCGGATGCCGTTGTGGGAACGTCTGGAGCTGCAACCGTTTGTTATGGAATTTCAATTACAAGTGATGGGACCGCCGGTGTTGTCATTCTAAGAAATGGCACCACAACTAGTGGAACAGCAGTTATGACTTTAACTGGAACTGCAAGTACGACAGATATTTTTGACTTTGGTGGTGTAGGAGTTCTATTTCCAGATGGTCTTTTTGCAGATGTTGACGCCCATACTACTTCTAGTACGGTTCTTTATAAGAAGTACTAAAATGGAAGAAGATATTATAGTTTCTTATCAGGTTTTAGATAGTGGAATTGTACATAGTGCTGGAACTCCAGTTATTATTTATGGTATTAATGTAGACGAAGCAGACTGTAATACAGAAGTTTTTAGTGGGTCAGAAGCAGGTATTGGTGGAACTGGACCTATATATTTTTCAAATACAAAAGCAGGGGATAATGTGTTCTATCCAAATGGAATATTTTTTCCAAATGGGGCTTTTGTTGACACAAGCGCAACAACTACAGTAGTGTTTTACAAGAAGCTGTAAAAGTATAAGATAGGGGAAGGACTTATCGTCGTAAAATTATGGGAGGACACAAAATGGAAGTTATTAAAGAAGCATTAATCATAGAAGCAAATGGTATGAAACCGACGTGTTTTATTGTGGAGAATTTACCAATGCATCTTCTCTATCATAAAACAAAGAAACTAATGCCAATAGAAGAGTACAATGAAAGACTTGTTCCAGCATTTATAAAAGATGAACATGGAAATAAAGTTCCAACAGGAGAGATGGTTGACGAACTTCATGCTGGAATTGAGTTAGATAAAGCCGGTAGTGGTGGATACGTGTTTACGTTAGAGTCAGATGACTCTACCCGTTATCTTAAAGAATTAGATAACTATATTGAAACCACGATAAAAGACCCAATCCTTAAACCAAAAAGAATTCCGTATGCCCAGCAACCAAATGACAAAGCATCCGGTCCAAAGCCTTATAGTCAAATTATTAGGGTGAGGCTCCCCGACCCTGCTTCTCCCCCCAACGTCCCCACGTTGGAGCAGGGCGGGGCCTTGCCTGTTCGGCCTAAACGGGTGAAAACACCTGAGCAAGTTGCCGCAATGAAGTTGCGACTTGAAAAGGCCAGAGCTGCTCGTGCAGCAAAAGCAGCTGCAAAATTAGAGCAAGCTCCTCAATAAATTAGTTACCAATCCCCTTGGGGGTTTAATTCCCCCAGGGGAAAGGTAGAAGGAATAACAAATGAATTTCTTATCCTTAAAGACAAGAGTTGCAGAAGAAACAGGCCTCGATTTAACCGCAGATGACACCAAGTTAGGAGTGTGGGTAAACGAGGCTTACAAATTTATAGCAGGCCTTCGAAATTGGCCTTGGCTAATAAAAGATGGTGTGTTTCAAACACAAGTTGATATAGACACCACAGCCAGTATAACCTCTGGAGATGATGATGTAATTGTAGCTTCCATAGGTACCACAGAATCCATACAGGCAAACTACATGGCTCAATTTGACGCTGTGAGTGATGATTGGTACCTAGTTACCTCCCACACTGCTGGTCAATCCACGTTTACGATTAGCCCAGCGTTTAACGAAACTACAATAGCGGACAGTTCAATTATCATCCGTAAAACTAGCTATTCCTTGGCTAGAGATGTTGACCGTTTAATTGATTTTAGAGAAATGATTAATGACCGAGCTTTACCAATTTGGGACATTAGAGAATATGATAAGGCCGTCCCAGATCCAGATACCACGGGTTCCCCTTTAAATGTAGTTGTTTCGGGAATTGATACAACCACAGATGCCACCGGAACCTATCAGTATTGGAAAGTAATTTTAGATCCAATTCCAGATGATGTAATGAATATACATTACCGGTATTACCAAATTGTTGAAGATATGACTGGAAATACAAATGTCCCTCTCCTTCCTGAACCATGGCATCAAGTAATTGTGTGGGTTGCTTTAGCTACATTTGGACACCCTTACATAGATGACCAGAGGATGACGTTTGCTGCTGAAAGAGCTAGACAAGCCTTAAAAGACATGATTCGAAATTCTGAAGTCGCTCCTAGCAAGATAAGCAGGATTAGCACATGGGACCATAGACCATCTACCAATATAGGTCTAAGTCTACCTAATCAATACCCTTGGATATAACTTATGGCATACAATGGTAACTACATAAAAGTTAATGATTTTACCGGCGGGTATTGTGGGAATCTTCCGTCAACTCAACTCTCACTTACCCAGGCTGCTGATCTAGACAACATAATTATATTACCTAACGGGAAGGGTTTTAGGACTCGGTTAGGTAACTCCAAAATGAACGCAACAGCAATGAACGCTGGAGCCAATGTACAAGGTATCGGGCAGCTCCTAACTGCTGCTGGTGCCTCTGATTGTGTAACTGTTTGCGGAGCCAAAGTTTTTAATGCAGATGATTTTGATGGGACAATGCATGACATCTCCGGGTCAGTTACTATCACAGCAGGTGCCGACAATCACTGGAACATTTTTACTTTTAACAATGCTGCTATTGGTTTCGGTGGACCAATCAATTCCCCGGATGCTCCTTTTCGGTGGACAGGGACAGGAAATGCTGCCGCTCTTGGTGGTACAGCTAAATCTGCTTATGGTGGATTTGCTGCTAATAACAGAGTGTTTTGTTATAGAACCTCAGATTATCCATCAACAATGTTTTGGTCCATAATTGGTGACGCCTCAGACATGGCTGGTGCCGGGTCTGGTAGTGCTGTCATTGGTTCTCTTTCTGATAATCAGCACGTAACTGGAGCCTGTGTAATTTCAACCAACTACGTTTTAGTCTTTAAAGAAAACTCAACCTACCAAATGGTGATTTCCTCTGCTCCTTTTCCTGTCTATTCCTTGTTTGACAATGTTGGAGCTGTTGGTAAGAACGCCATAGTGAACGTTGACGGAGAAGTTTACTTCATCACCTCTAAAGGTGAAATGAAGAGTACAGATGGAGAAGAGTTAAAAGATTACCCAAATAGTGCAGATGACAAATGGGCTCTAGTTCAAACTTCACGCCTCCCATATATAAATGGCTTTAGACTCACAGGAACAGATTTTGATTGGATTGTTTGGTGTGTGTCTACAACTGGATCTACCAATAACCTAGCCATAGTCTGGGACCTAGTTAATAAATGTTGGGTTAAATGCTCGACCGGATTCAAGATGAATGTGTCAGGGTCTGATTCTTTTGGCAATGTTTATATGGGTGGGTATGATGGATTCATTTATAAACCAGAAACAACTGCCACCTATGCAGACGCCTCGGAAACAACTCCAGGTACAATAACAGGCTATTGGCAATCAGGGTGGATTAATGAAGGGATTCTAGACAAGGTTACCCAGATTAGAAAACTAACTATCATTGCTTCTCCCAAAGCCTCTGGCACAATTTCAATTTCATATGGATTTGATGGATTTTCTAACACCACAACTTCAACCGTTTCCCAAGTTGCTTCTTCAACAGAGAACTATCTACAGAAGAGTTTAATGATTACAGGAAGGGGTAATAGTTTCGAGTACAAGATTGCTCAGAGTAGTGCTGCCATAGACATGAAGGTCCAAAGCATAATTCTCCAAGGAAAAGTTTATGGACAGAAAGGACAGGCACAAGACTAATGACTGTAAGAATACCTTTCCCCTTACCAAGCAAAGGCTTCGCTAAGAACTCTAAAGTCAGGGTTAATCTTGACTTCATTGTGGATAAGTTCAATGAGTTTAACACCGGTACCGCCACATGGGATGCTGTTTATGTAGGAACACCAAGTTCTGCCATAGGGGTTATAACTCTTTATAATGCGACCAACGCCTTTTACACCAAGGTTCAATCAGGAGTTGCAACAGCAGATCAAACATATACATTACCTGTAGCTGTTCCTGCTTCAGCTACATCTGTGTTACAGTCTACAACAGTAGGTGTTTTGTCTTGGACAGCGGCCCCAACTTTTACCTCTCTTCAAACAGGGTTTGTAACTCTTCCCAATGCTTCAAATTTTGATGTTAATTTAAAATGTCATCCAGATACTAACACCGACTATGACTTTTATTTACCTACAACTAATGGAGATGTCGGTCAGTTTTTAACTAGTGATGGAACATACTGTGTATGGGCAACAAGTCCAGTTACAGCAGGACTCCAAACACGTATGCCTTTTTATCATGACGCTGGGACTGTTGCTAAAGTCTCAGATCATTTAAGTTACGCAGGTGGAAATCTTTATGTTATTCCTGCAGACCACAGTGCAATTGTGTCCGATAGAACCTACACCATTCCAAATGCAGGTGCTGATACTAGTTTTGCCATGCAAAATACGTCAGCTGTTTTTACAGGAATTGATGTCACAGCCCCAGGTTACGTTGATTCTTCTGTATACAGAATAAGTGGAGCAACCTCAGGCAAATGCACAATTAATGCTGCTGCTGTAACCACTAACCATACGTTGGTTCTGCCAGCTAATGTTGGTGGAGCTGGTACAGTTCTAACAGATGTGGCTGGTAACGGAACTCTTTCTTGGACAGCTCCTGCATCTTCAGGTGCTGCTTCAACAGCCTTAGATAATTTAGCTTCTGTCGCCATAAACACTTCTCTAATCTCTGACACTGATAACACTGATGACCTGGGAGATGCAACACATGATTGGAGAAACTTGTATTTACAAGGAGCCATCTATTCTGGAGCTACAGAATTAGCCACAGCAGCTGAACTTGCAACACTAGACGGAGTAACCTCTAATATTCAGACCCAACTAGGTACAAAGTTCCCTTCAGCTGGTGGAACAATTACCGGAGACACAACTTGGTCTGCTGGCAAGAATCTAATCCTAACGGATGATACGACCAATACAGTTACCATTGCTTTGCCTGCTGCCGTCACAACGTACACCTTAACTCTCCCAGCTAATGATGGAGACTCTGGACAATTTTTACAAACCAACGGTTCTGGTGTTTGCACTTGGGCTGCTCCTTCTGGGGCTACAGCAGCGTTAGACAACCTTGCTGCCGTTGCCATAAACACCTCTTTGGTTTCAGACACGGATAACACAGACGATTTAGGAACAAGTTCTGTGGCCTGGAAAGACTTGTTCTTGTCTGGGTCAATTAAGAAAGGTGCTAACACTGTCCTGACCCTTGGCGCAGCAGGGGAAGTGACACAGCCGCTACAGCCAAGCTTCTTAGTGGAGTGTACAGGGGCCACAGACGTTACAGGTGACGGCACATATTGGACTGTAACTTTCAATAGTGAAATTTTCGACCAGGGGAGTGATTTCGCTTCTAATACAACTTTTACGGCACCCGTATCAGGACGCTACTTTTTGTCTTTCTCTGCTAGAACACAAGGGGCTTCAGCTAACGCACTTGTCGCCAATGCACTGATAAAAACATCGAACAGACTCTACGTTCTTCATCAACAAAAGCCTGGAACAACGTATGGCTATTCTATTTCGGTTGTAGCGGATATGGATGCTGGGGATACGGCTCAAGCCCAACTGGAAGTAGCTGGCGGTACGAAAATCGTAGACGTATCGGCCGCTAATGGATACACCTATTTTTCAGGTTCGCTAATCAACTAAGGAAAACAATTTATGTCAAGAACTAACATACATAGCTCAATGTTTCTTCCCCTTTATGGGAATGTAACCCAACCAGAACAACCAAGTTTTCTTGCGACGCATCCTGACACACAAACTGATGTCACTGGAGACAATACCTCTGTGACTGTGACATTTAGTGCTGAAGTTTTTGATCAGGGTGCTGACTATAATACCGGAACTTACACTTTCACTGCTCCCGTTACAGGTAAATATTTATTTACCACAGTCGTTAGGATTCAAGGATTGCTAACAGGTCACACAAGTAGAACTTTGACCCTCGTAACATCAAACAGAACAAACGGGATTGTCTTAAACAGGTCACTGGCAGAACCAGTTGGCAGTATGCAATTCTCTGCTATTTTTGACATGGATGCCAATGACACAGCATATGTTCAACTAACTGTTGAAGGTAGTACTAAGGTAATAGATATTTTAGGAAATACCACCTACAACGAATTCAGTGGATCATTAATTAACTAAGGAGAGAACATGATAACTTACACACGAACTATAACAGACGACGAGCAAAAGATTCTAGAAAATGATCTTTTGGATGTTGTTGATTGGATAAATAAGGCCATTGAGGGAAAGATTAATAATTGTACGAAAAGAGCCGAAAAACAATATGAAGAAATGGCTAAGGTTGAGAAACTACCTACCGTACCAACTACAGAAATTGCTAAAGCTAAAGCCTTATTTGCTAGACCAAACTATAAAAATAGATTTTTTAGGGAACAGGATGCAATTCAAACAAATAAATAAACTTCCTAAGAAGTCAATACAGAAATCCATTGAAGAGGCTGTTGTTTCATTTGTTAAAGATAGCAGAGTGGAGAATGTGGATGATAAAGGGTTTTATCAGCAAACCTTAAATGTGATTGCTGATTCAATAATAAACAATGGAACAAGACAGTTTTGGTTAGCAACACATGAGAGTGAAGTAATCACCTATGTTTTAACTCATGTTTCAATAGATGTAGATAACACTAAATGCTTCTGGATAACTCAAGCATGGGTTAACCCTAAAGCTAGAGGACATAAGATAATAAAGATTTGGAGAGATAAGTTATTTGAAGAGGCAAAGAAATTAGGATGCAAGCACGTTCTTGTACCCTCCTCTAGAGGTGAAAAGGCCTATTGCCGTTTCCTCGGAGAGGGCTGGCACAAATACGTCACTCTTTTAAAGAAGGATTTATAAATGGGACTAGCAGAGTATAAAGCATGGAAAGAAAAACAAGATAAGTTAAAAGAAGAACAAACACGTTGGACAAATGCAAAACAAAGTCAAAGTCTAAGGGATTTCACTTCTCAGTACGGCGGAGAGATAGACCCAGACAACTTCATTAATTTTGGAAATGGACTAAGGTATAACCCAGAAACAGGTGGGTACAATGTAGGAGGGTCTTCTTTTGGTTATGACCCAACAAAAAACATTTCCAGTATTGGAAACATAGGATTTGAAGGAGAATTAGATCCAAGAATTGCTTCAGATATGACCGACGCAGATTATGAATCAGTTTCGTCCGAAATTGAAAAGTATTCAAAAGAATTTGAGCAGTATTACACAGACTATATAAACAAAAATAAAGCTTATTCTGTGACAACTTCAACTTCTGGAGAACAGACTGCTAACTCTGCTGTTCATATTGACACTATTAAAGAAGCACTTAAAAAAGATAATCCAGAGTTATATGAAAAAGTTGCCCCTTTTGTAGGAACAAGGGAAGATGAGCAACAAAAAGCCTATCTTAAAAAGGTTTACGATTTAGCTGCTGGAAGAGTGAAGGAGCCTTATTCAGAGTCCTACTCCTCCATGCTTAAAAACCAATGGACAGAGGCTAACAAAGGGCTTGCTTCCTCTCAATCAAGTACAGATTGGGATAACAGAATAAAGACATCTGAATTAAATAAACAGATGAATAATGAATTAAACGCCATTTATAAAAACCCGGCCTTACAGGGATATGTGCGTAATCAACAGCTTGATGCAATTAAAAAGAAGTATGGAAGTCAGATTTCTGCCTTAACATCTGCTCCTCAGCAACAAGGCGTTAAACCAAATGTATTAACTCAACCTGTTCCTACGAATGTCACACCAACTATACCAACAGAGACACCTGTAACTCCGCCTCCTTCTCCAACTCCAGATCCAACAATTCAACCAGCCTTGGAGAACGCACGCATGAGTTATATGAATGGACAAAGCACACCTACAAGTAACCCAGATACAACAGCATTAGCAACAGCCATGACAAATTTAGCAGAAGGACAAAACTTACCGAAAGAGAGTACAAGTTTTAGTAATGCCTATAGCCAGTATTACCCAAGTTTAGGCGGAGTAAAGAGAACAAAACAGACAGTCCCTGGAACTCAAAATCCAGAGAGTGTTGGTCAATTTAGTGGAAAGTAAACTTAAGGAGAAATAAGATGGGAACACTTTCAGATTGGGGAGAAGAGATAAAAGGGGTATGGAAAGATCCAAGAAGTTTTTTAAATAAAGTTGCCTTAACTGCTGGAGCCGCTGGTACAGGGTTTTTAACTGGTGGAGGATACGGAGCCGCTGCGGGAGGTTTAACGGAAGCTATAAGACAAAGCAGAAAAAGTAACGAAGGATTAACTTGGTCCGATGCCGGTCAAGCAGCTTTATATGGTGGCGCAGCTGGGGCCGCTGCTGGGGGCCTTACCGGAGAGGGAGCAGTTGGAAACTGGGTACAAAATCAAACTTTAGAAACGGCTTTAAAAAGTGCTGCTTTGAAAGCCTCTCTTTTATCAGGTGCAGGACTTGTTGGGTATGAGGAAAACAGAAAAAAGAAAGCAGAAGAAAAAGCACGTGAAAATTTAGCGAAACAACAAAAATCTGAGGCAACTGATGATATTGGTAATATTATAGACGGTATTACTGGTGGTGGAGATCCAAATGCTCCTATTACCCAACCTATACCCAATAACCCAACTCCAAGCGTCGGTATTCTTCCAGATGGTACTCCTGTCCCTCCATCGGTAGACAGGACTGTAGGCTTACCAACCTCAAACCTTCAAGGCGGAGTCAACACAGAAGCTGGAGCAGCCGGTAAATCAGCTGCCCAAATTCTTGCCGAAGCCGACCTAGCCCGTCAATACCGAGAAGAAACATTGGGTAAGACTAGGGCAGCTCAAGGTACAAGCATAGAAGAACTTCAGAATCTTCTTAACCAAGAAGCTCAAATTAAATATCAAAGAGAATTACCTGGACTATATGAAGACTTAAATACAAGAGGTCTGTTAATGTCTTCTGAATTAGGTAATCAAATGTCTAAGAGACAACAGGAATCTGCTCAAGATATAGCACTACAATTAGCTAAAGCTAAACTTGGATATGATGACTCTAACATTGGAGAAATAAAAGATATAAGCGAAAAATACCTTGGAGGAAGAGAATCAGCCCTTGGAAGAGAATTCTCTTTGGAAGACTACGCTAGGCAGTTAGAGGCCTCGTTAAAACTAGGTCAAGCGACGGGAAACATTACTCCATATCAAGGCACCTCGAAAATGGGCAATATTGGTCAAGCGGCAGCAACAGCCGGTGTCTCTGGCTATTTTGCTTCTAAATAAAGGAGAAATACAATGAGGAATTTCGATTTTAAACCAAATGTTGATATGGCAAGTATTGCTTCTTTATTCCAGAGAAAAGCTCAAATGGAACAAGACTCAAAGTTACAGGCAGAGCAAATAACAGCCTCGAAACAAAACAGGATGTTAGAAATTGTAAACCTTGCCACTAACATGACTGAGAAAATGATTAATCGAAAGGTTAAACAACAGCAGTTAGAGGCTCAGGCCGCTGTTAATACAACGCTAGGGAAACAAAATGATTTAGTTCCTGGAAGTGAGACAGGGACAGCCACAGTTGCGGGATTAGGAGAGGTTCCAACAGTTAATTCTGTTCCTTTTGGTCAGACTCAGAATTCAAAACTGAGTTACAACAAAACCTTCAAAACGCTGCTCCAGAGGAAATGCAGAAGGCTCTAATTAAACAAATGGTTGAGGGACAGACAGGAGAACTTACAAGAGCTAACGCACCTCAAGACAGGCCGATGATAAGTCAAAAATCAGGTAAAAGAGTTATGGCTGTTTGGGACCCTAAAAAAGCTCAGCACACAGTTGGAGGAGTGGTTTTAGATCCTACTGAATGGATTAGAGATTACAAAGCAGATTTAAGATCCAACCCAGAATCAGAAGAGTTGACCATGTACAACCAGGCTGGAGTTGGAAAGACTCTGTCTGGAGGGAAAGATTTTAAACCAGGAGAGAAAGCCAAAAGTTTAAAGGAACTGCCTGTAATTGACAAAACAGAAACTAGAGCTGCCCAGGATAAGTTCAAAGCAGACCCAACAGTTAAACTTCTTTCAGGTGATTTAAGTTCTGTTCAAGTGTTAAAAGACTTAATCGCAAAAAGACCTAAAGGTGCTGTTGGTTTAACTAGAACTCAATTAACCGTGTTTGCCGGTGAAAAGGGACGCTTAACAGATGAAGACATTATGCGTAACGCTGGAGCCCCGGATGCCGGTTCTAGGTTAGTTAGAACATACAACGACCTGGTTAATGGTAATTTAAGTTCGGTTGACTCTAAAGACTTCAAAATCATTGTTGAAATGGTGGAACAAAAGAAAGCCCAAGAATTAGACCTAATTCTTAATGATTACGTGGACAACATTGGATTAGAAGATCCTAGTGCTACAAGAGACTTTGCTAGAGGCTATATTGGTAAAGGATTGGTATATAAGATTGATAGAACTCTTAAACAAGGGAAATATGATTTAAAAGTTTCTCAACAAAATGACGCCTTATCTCAACTTGCAGAAATTCAAAGTAAGTTAGATGAGATGGAACAACGCAGGCAGAGGAGATAAATATGGCCTGGACAGACAAAGACGAACAAGAATATCAAGCGTTAAAACAACAGTTTGAAACAATTAAGTCTAAGCTACTAATACAGCCTTCTGAAACAGTTCAGACTAAAAACATGGGGATGCAACCTAACTACATACCTTCTCAAGACCCTGCTGCTTCTGGAAGAGTTGAAGAAGAGATGGGACCAATAACGGATGCTTTGACCTTAGGAGTTGGTGGAGCAACAGCCCCAATAAAGGCTATAGCCCCTCAAGCAATAAGAGCAGCCAAGATGATTCCTGCCGCAAAAGAAGTGATTGGAAAGGGTTTAGGAAGGGCTGGAGAGGTTTTAAGGGCTCCTGCTAAGGAAGCCTCGGAGAAATTAATGAATGAGGCTGTCACCAAAGTACCGGGATACGTAGAACGTGGAGTTGATAAAACCATATTAGCTGATTCGTTTAAAATGGTTAAAGGACAACGTGGACCTGTTTCTGTGGTCAATGCTGTGAATAGCGGTCAGGTTGAAATGACAGCACAAAGAGCCAGGGACCTAATTAAGTTTATTGGACAGGAAATGAAGAACAAGGCAGGTGCATTTGGAAAGAAGGGAGATGCTAACTATGCGGAAGCGTCTAAGGCCATTTCTAAAGCCAGAAAGTTCTTATCTGAGAACGTTGAAGGATATGCAAAACCCGCTAAGGACCTTTCAAATGCTTATTTAAAGTCTAGTCTTTTAAAGAAAGCTGGGCTTGGTATTGTAGGAGCTGGTACCTTGTATGCCGCCGGGAATCCTCTTTTATCAGCTTTAAAATCATTGGGGGGTCGTTAATATGCCTAAGTCAGACTCTAAGATCCTTAAAGAAATTGCAGAAGATGTTAAAGAAATAAAAGAAAGGTTTCACCAGCTAGACAAGAAGGTAGCTGTAATAGAAGTGAAGTCAAGCATGTTTGGAACAGTCGGAGGGTTGTTGGCAGGTTGTGCAGCTTTATTTATTCCTAGGTCTTAAGGAGAGGTTATATGTCAATTTCCTGGTGGGAAAACACAAATACAACTTATAATGGTGAGCCTGTTTATGAGTATGTCAATTGTCCGGTTTGTAGGTCTATGTTGGGTAGGAGAGATAAGGAAGATGCTGTGTCCTTCCATTGTGAAGATTGTAAGGCTGTATATACATTTTATCCCGGCATTTCTAAGCCCCTGTCTAAGCTAGACAAAGACATTGCTAAAACCTGTCCTTGTCCTTGGTGTAGGTATAAGAGAGGGGAACCAGATGAAGAGTAATCTCATAGGGTACGTCCCTGTGTGGCCTCTAGGCTCTTTTAGGGTCTAGGGGCTTTTTCTTTTTGTGCTCTAACGTCCCCAAGGACTGTCATCCCAAGTAAAGTTAGCCCAAATAGGACACAGGCCATAATCCCCACTAAGATCCATATAATTGCATTTATCATGTCTGAGAGGATAACAAATCAAACATTTATCTTACAAGGAGTTTTCGGGCACAATTAACACACAGCTGCCAAACATACCCTTTCTTGTCTTTTTCAACAAATTGATGCTTATGGTCCTTTTTACAGGGGTTTAATGGTTTTACGTCCCTTTTCCCGTATTTCATATTATCGACGCTCCTAGTTAATTTCTTATTTGAAAACACTTGATAATCAATGGTCACTAGAGGCTGTTTTTGACCCTTGCCAACTGTCATTCCTCCCCTCCACAAGCCCCGCACCTGTCCCCATTCATATCCTTCCCCTTACCTCCACACCAGACACACTCATCCATTGTCTTTCTCCCAAACTCTCCAATGTTTCTTAAGATCCATTACAATCTCTTTCTCACTTCTTTCAGTTTTAACAACTCTCTTTATAACTCCTTCATTAATCATTTGGTCTAAAATAGGAGCCATAGATTCCCCTTCTTTTATTCCAGCAGCTATGGATCTTTCACATAATTCCAAGTAGTTATCAACAGACATATGTATTATTAGGTTACTCATTGTTTTGTGTCCTCATCATGTTCCTCGGACAAGTGATGTCCTTCTTTTAGCCACAGGATATAGCAATAAGTCGCGATCTTGAGAAGGTCCTTCTCTCTCCTAAAGTTCATAAACCGGAAGACATATTTAAGAATTGTACCCTCTACCCAGTTAGGAACTATGGCTGAGATTACATCCGTAGCTTCCCGGTCTTCAAACCCTTGGAGTTTGTATTTATTCCCGCCATGCTTAAATTGTCCTTCAATTAGGTCTGCAAACTTCTTAAAGAACTTTTGCTTTGTCTCAACTGTAGTGTTGTAGGACTTTGGTAAATCCATTGGAACTAAATCATCATCTAAGGCGTCCTGTCCTCTAACAACAGTTTCTTTAGGAATCCACCAATGGTCAGAAGAAGTTGGCTGCTCGTAGAAATCAAAGAACTCTTGTTCGAACAGCGTTGTATCAACTGTGTCCCCGAACTTGGTTACTTCTATCTTTTCTTTAGAAGTCATAGCTATTCTCCCTTTATAACTTTGGCTGTCTTACTGATCATGAAGTTTGTCAAAACTAACCCATAAATTGTTATTGCGTCCCCACCTACAGAGCTTCCTAGTATTATCTTTATTAGTAATGTTAAAGAGAATAAAGAAACCCACACTCCTCCTGGCATATCCAATGTCTTATATAGCCAATCTAAAAACTTAAACCAACCTTTCATGTTAATCTCCTAATGCCCAATTAACTAATTCTTCAATTACAAGGGCTAAGATTGTTACCAACACTAACCCACCAAACATAATTGCTATTCCTTTTAGTAGTACCATCATAAAATGTCTCCGTTTTCGGCAGCCTTCTCATCTTCATATTTCATAACGTGTTTACAGAAGAAAACCATGTAAGCCAGGAACTTAGCGGCATCCACATCATCTTCAATCCTAAACATCTCTTTTAACTGATTATGGGCTGTGGTCCACCTACGCTCTTTACCCCAGGCATCCATAAGTTTTCTATATTCTAAATAGCACAAATCTCCCACTGAACAAGGCTTATGATTAGATGCTCGGCATGGTGTCTTCACGAATGGCATCGGCAGGCCTCTCTTTTGGCGTAAAAAGTTTTAAAACATAGAAAGGAGATGTTTCAGTCTTTTGTTCTTGTTTCCATAGAATGAATCTGTCTCCTTCCTTTAAAGACTTTAACGCCTCGATTTGTTCAAGATTTAATCCTGTCCGTACTCCTAACAAGTTACCTGATTCTTTCATCCAAAAAGCAATTTTAAGCATTTGTTTTATACCTCCAAGATTGAGTCGATCCAAGAAATTAAATGAAGCAAACAACACAGAACAAATAGTACTGGTGCAAGCAGAACAACCGAGACATATCCAAAGAAAGTCTCCAGCTCTTGTTTCATATTAAATCTCCTTAACGTAAGGCTCCTTTTTCTCCTTAAGCAATCTTTCAATTAGCTGCAGTTGATTCACTAATTTAATCTTCTCAGCCTCTAGCTTGTTAATTCTGCTAGGAATCTTTCTTAGTCTCTTACTAATCCTTGTTGCAAGAGTTTCCAGTCTAAGCTTTTTCATTTAACACCTCTTCTAACAGCTTCATATATTCCTCTTTCAACTTATTCCTGAAATCAATTTCTTGTTGTAGGGACATAAAGAAAGAGAATCCCTGTATGAGAATACTAGCTCTTCGTTGCAAGGCGTCTAGTCGTTTTAAGTCTCCGTCTGTCACTTCCATGTTTAACCCTCCAATAGTTTTTAATGTCTTCTTTAATTCCAATTATCCCTAACCCAACCAAACCAGCTACCCACCAAAGAACAATTATGAGTCCTAAGAAGTCAGCAATCATTTCTGTTCTCCTTGTAATGGTTCATCTGTTTCCGTTGTTTCTTCTGTCACCTTCTGTCCGTCTGTTGTTTTCTTAGTTGTTTTAGTTCTCTTTAATTTCTTTTGTAGGTCTTTTCTTTCGTCATATTTATATTCTGCTGTAACAACTATTGCTGTATATAAACCAACTAAAGTTTCAACAAAAAGAATTACAAACAACCAAAAAGGCTCCCACTTAGCAAACCAAGCATTTAGTTCAATCATTAATGCACCCACTCTTTTATCTGCCAGAAGATCCATTTAGGGAAACATCGGTTTAACAAACCAATTCTCCAAAGAATTCTCTTAAACCAAGACCCCCAATATTTCTGAATCTGAATTGCTGCTTCTTCTGGAGAATGAACAATTAGGTCATCTTCGAAGTAAACTATAGGACTTAAAGGCTTTACATCCTTAGAATACATCCGTACAACTGGCTTCCAGAGACAATACCGAGCGTATCCAATCTCATGAGCAGAACCTTCACTCTTTAACTCTGGCGTTGTGTCTACAATCACATGAGCTTCCCTAATCATTTGCTTGTCTCTTGACCAATAACCCTTAAGAACATTAATTGGTTTATCAACTAACACTACATGAGAGGCTTTAACGTGTTCCTCAATGATTGGGTCTAGGACAATTATTCCTGCTGCTTCAAAGATCTTCTTATTGGTTTTAGCCATTTCAACCATTTGGGATTGATCTCTTCCTGTCATCTTCGCACAAGTGTAGATTTTCACTGTCATACTCTTACCTCCCAAACCAGACTTTAATTATGCCTGTGACCATTAA